GTGTTGATCTTTCACACTGCTAGTTGTTGTATTAAAGTGCTGCTTTTTTCGCAGTAAGCTATAAGCTCATTATAATCGGTTGAGTGTACCGAATAAGTAGTTTTCATTTTTTCGTGTTCTATATTAGACTTTAAGTTTTCACGAATAACCTCCATTAAATTAGGATCTTCTTCTAATTGTTTTTTCGGAACACCATAATAGTAACATTTCTCTCTTGGAATGTCAAGATTAAAAAACATTTTTTCTTGATTATTTTCTGAATCAAGTAGGCCGAAGGTGCATACACGAGCTGTATTAATACGCTTTGTTTGCGTGGTCATCACTGGCTGTGTATTTTGAAAAACATTTATCATGTGGTATGTTGTTACCATTAAGTTATTTATTGAGTCCCAAAATTTCATTATTGGTACAGGACCCATTATATCAGATAGTTTAGAATTGTCAACTAAAAAAACGCGATCGAGCAAGCCTGATCGAGCATATTCCTGAAAGACATTAAAAAGTAATCTATTTTGAAGAAGTTTTTGACCTACCAGGTCATCTCCTTGTGGTACGATGTAAATTACTCTTATTTTTGTTTTAGCTTGTATTTTTTGCAGAATCCTTAAAGAAGCACCAGAGACAGCACCGCAACTTGTGATAAATAAAGTTTCAGGCATCACCCCCTCTAGAAAATTATTTATACCTTTCGGCATATTGCTTTTTTCATAAAGTTCCGAACTGTCCCGATGCTTAAGACCAAATGTTGTTTTGGTCTTTTTTAGACCTACATCTATTTTTTTAATTTGGTATTGTGGATAGATAGATAGTGCATCTGCTATATTGCACCCTGCTTTTCCTAAACCAATAACGGTTTGCATTTATACCTCATTTAATATGTAGTGGTTTCATATCTGACCAGTTTTTTCCACCTTCGTGGTTTATTTTAAACTTGCCAAACCTTGTATTACTAAATAGTTTAGAAATTTCATTTATTTCGTATTGATCATCTTCTGAAAGATCTATAACCAAACTATCGTGATTACAAAATTTAACAAAAGATTTTTTACCTTTTAAATATTCCCAAACCTTATACATTTGTTCAAACACTAAATCTGCTGCCGTAGATTGAATAATGTAACTAATCGCATGATCTTCATCTGCATCAATCTCGCGCCCAAACTGTGTGTAAACTTTACCTAAAACTTTATCAAAATACATATCTTTTAGTATTTTACGGTCATAAATCTTATCTACCTTGGCATCAGTGCTCTTTGGATTATAAAGCCAAGAAAAGATTCTTTTCTTTGCATTTTCTCTACTTTTAGTTCTTGTAAAAACATTCTTAAGATTCCAATCGTGTAAGTCTTCCTCTGGTTGATCATAACCAAGAAGAGCAAGAGCGACACGTAACTCACAAGCGTTAAAATCTAATTCAAATAGCCAATCGTTAGTGGGGGTAAGGATTTGGCGATACTTCTTTGGAAGTGTCATAACTGGGAAAGAATTAGGTTTTGTTGCCAATCGACCGGTGACAGTTTTAAACATATCATAGTCAATGTATGGATTGCAATTGCTCACGGTCTTAAACATATTACGATCTTGAACTGTTAGTCTTTCTATTTTTGTAGGATCAATATTTACTTTTCTTGTTTTAATGTCTGCAATTATTTTATTTATTTTTAATAATTGATCATAGTTTGTAGGTTTTGTGTATTTTTGAAACACATCTTCGCAAATTATATTCTTAATTTCTGCAAAGTTTTGCAAGTAATGGCTTGGAATAAGTTCATAAACACAATAGTCATTTAAATCTAAGCCTACTTCTTTCGCTGCTTTGATAGCCGCTTTAATTCTTGCTTGGACGGAGGACCACTCCCCTCTAATACTTTCTGGGCAAAGCTGCTCCAGTGATTTGCCCATAGCGTAAAGATTAGCATACTCGACCTCCTTGTCTTCTAGGTAAGTAGCATAAGACCACGTTTTTGTACAATTGTTTGTAATTTGTTCACTAAATGTTCCCTTTCTGTAAATCAAGGAACATTTATTTTTTTCGTCGAACGTTTGAAAAAGCATGGTGGGATTCTATCGTAATACAATTAATAAGTCAAGGTATTATTTTGAGAGGGTGTTGGCTGCGTTTCATTGACTTTATCTTGTGAGGCTCTGTCGCGGCGAGACAATCCCGGCGATGTAAACTTTTTGGCGATATAATCAGAAAAAACCAGCATTGCATCAAAAGTATCGCCTTTTTTAATTTCACTTACGACTTGGCGCATTAAACTCATTTTTTCTTTTGAGCTTAAATTTATTTTTGATTCTATTAATCTTAAGTTTATATAATTTTCTATAAAATAACTTTCTGGATATATAGAAACAAATTCATCAAAAGTGGCAGTCGATACATTTTCAAACTCAGTTGGTCTTGTTATAACTTGTCTTTTTGTTTTAAATTTGGAATCAAATATTTTACTAGCAATACAATTTTGGACACTCAATTTTTCTATTTTTGGTTGAAAAGTTATTAAAGAATAATATGCATAGAACATATATTTTTTAAAAGATTCATAAGAAATATATTCTGACTGTATACAATTAACATTAAAATTTTCTTCGGCTGATTCTATTCCATATTTTTTCATTTTAGCTTTCATATAAATTGAATTTAAGTTTGCAGCTATTGACCATGGAATATTCTTATTTACATAAAAACCATTAAGCCCTGCAATACGAACGTAGTCTTTAAAAAAATCACTAGATAAAAAATGATACCATTTTTGTGAGTCATCATCATATCTATATTGTGATTCGAATTCAATAATCAAACCACTTGTTCTATTGCTAGAATTTGCAGAAGATAAAAGCCCAGTCATCGTATGAGGATAAGTGTTGTTTTTTTTTGCAAATTCTAAGTATAACTTCATATAATCTTTAAATGATTTTATTTCATTTTTACTTTGTTGAGAAAGATAATTATCAACAAACGCTATCTCTAATTTCTCATTAAAGTAGCCATGGTAGTTTGAGACAAGATCTTCATAACCTTTAACTGGACTTGTAACATCTACAATAGAAGTCATACAAGTCCTTAATGATAAGCTGGCGTTTAAAACGAAACTAACCATATCCCTATAGGCATCAGCCACAAAATTTATAACTGAAATATTATTGCCTATAGGCAGCAAAGAATCAACATCGGCATAAACAAATCTATTTTTAATATCTACTTTTCCCCACATTGGTTTTTCTATCCAAGTGTCAACAGGCTTTGGAATACCTTCTGTTGGATATACTTTTGGGTCCAGAGCATAATAGCGTCTTTGAGTGAAAAGGGAATCTGCTGGTAATTTATTTCTGGCGTGTGGTACTATAAGAATATCTCTAGGCATAAAAATAATTAGTCTCCAAGTTTATTATTTTTTTAAAGCATTGTTAGCAAGAAATCTCTGCCCTAGAGTTCTTTTGTCTGAAGAGAAACAATATTGATCACAGCCCGAATAAGCCTTCTTCATCTTCTTTTAGCTCTTGCTTTTTAGTCCTTTCGAGCGCTTCGGTGACGCTTCTGTTTAGATCTTTCATATAAAGTTGTTGTCTAAGCATTTCATATTCATCAAGCACGCCACCATCTTCAATATTTTGCAAGGCTAGTTTTTTTGCTTCATCAGCAGTTAAAACTTTAATGGGCGCTGTCTTGTCTTTTGTATCTTGTTTTGAATTTAATCGCATACCCTCAACTACAGTTTCAAACGGGCCGCCGGCCCTATAGCTATGCGTAACACTATTCACACCATAATAACCTTCAGAATACAACCAAGGGTTCTCTCCTTGAGAATTAATTGTTGGTGTTGCAACATAATATTCCATTCCTAAATGAAATATCGGACATGCTATAAGAGTAGCCCTGCTTTTAAAAAAAGCTGGTATTATTTTTCCTGCAGTCCCTCCCAAACTCTCCATCACAGCTAATTGCATATTGTCTTTTTGATGCAATGTTAATTCTACTTTTTTTACGGCGCCGCGATCATATCCTCCAAAATAAAGATGAGGAATTTTATTGTCAACATTTGATGAATAACTTGTGTCTCTTTTAAAGTTTTCTTCAGTTGATCTAAAATAAATAACAACTCCGTGCTTTAGATCTGGTGTTTTATATTTACTTGATATAATTGTAAAATTGGGATTTTCTCCTTTTAAACTATATGATGCTTTGTGTATTGAATATTTTCTTTTCGGACTTGTATCGTTTAATAATATTGCTTTATTTTGAAAAGAAACAGAAATTAAGTTTGCGATATCACCGATAAGTTCAAAAAGAGTATAATTGTTTTTAGATTTTCCAAATATTTTATCAGCGAATAAAAATTTTAAATTTTTAACTGATATTGGCATATCAAACAAATTTCTAGTAATATTTATATTGGTCTGACCAGCTTTTGGGATGACTATATCAGTTAATAGTAATCTTGTTCTACTTAGTATTTTTGTTTGAACATTGCCAGCAAATTTATTGGCGACATTTAGAGCGTTGAACGCCACTTCAAAGCCACCGGTGCCAGTGTCTTTTGTTTGATCCATTAAAATATTATCAAAAAGTTTATTAAAAGTCAACCTCAGTAAATCACCTAAAAGAATATAATCAAACTGTTTGTAATTATTTAATTTATCTAAAATATCTTGAACTGAGCCACCGAGTGTCTGAGAAAATTGTGTTATGTCCTTTAATTGTTGTTGAAGGTTGTTCTTTTCCTCTATTAATTTTTTATACGAATCGTCTTTCTCATAATCTTCTTGTTTTATATTTTGAACATTAAAAATTGTTTCTTTTCTAGCAATCTCTGCGTCTTTCTTTTTTAAATTTTCTTTTACCTCTTCTATTTTTTTGTGATCTGGTTCGTTTGGAGTTATAGTGTTCTGTGTGGGATTGGGCGTACTCTCTTTAACGTTTGCAGCATCTTTGCTGTCTGTTCCTTCTAAAGTTTTTATACTGTTTTCAGGCGAAAAACCACCATCCTTTTGTTTTCGAAAGTAGTTTTGTAATTGCTCAGAAGTAACTTGTATTGTTTTTATAATACCAGCATCATAGTATTCTTTTCCAAAAAAAGCTGTTTCTAGCACTCTAGATATCTCATTCATTCTAATATTGTCTAACTTGGCTTTCTCTACATTATTAATTCTATCAAAATCAGCTTTTGCTTTACCTATAGCGTTATTTTTTTCAATTTCAATGCCGTTATTAAAGGTCTTAAATCTTTCTGGAATATCATAAGTTAAATCATCGGCTGCGGCCGCAAGCTGAATAAAGGAAAAGTAACCTCCTTTACCTGATTGCCGGATATCACTTCGTTTCTTATAACTGAGGACATCTTTATATATGGTCTGAGCCAACTTGCTTTTTTCACTATTCTCAGCGACTCCGCTGCGGCGCTGTGCGTCTCTTGGGTTTTTGTAGTATTTTAAATAATTCTTGGCAGCTGCCGCATCTCCTCCAAAATATTTGCTAGCAAATTTATTATTTGCATCTTTGAACTCTTGATCATAGTTTTCTTTTGCAATTTCTGTGAATTTTTTTGCTCTTTCCTCTGCGGTTGCTTTAGCTAGTGAAAATGTATTTTTAGCTTTGTTAATTTTGTTTTTTAACTCAACTTTTGCTGATCTAAGATCCAAAGAGAGAAAATCAAATAAATCTTTTCTTTCATAAAGATTTTCTTCATATCCAGTAAACGTGACATCAACTGTTGTTTTTAAATTCTCTCCAACTCCAAAAGTACTTTCTCTTAAGGTTAAAGAAAGTGAAAAAGTCATGTCATCTGAGTGTAAGCCATATTTTTCTAATATATTATTGTTCGGTGATGCGGCATGTGATATCGCAAGCTTGATGAAGAATCTATCATTTAATGATCCCGGGCTACCTCCAGACCTAAAAATATCAGCATATGTTAAACCACCAAATTCATTACCACCCGGTATAGGATCTGTAAATGTATTTATAGAATCTAGAACAAAATTCATCTTGACTAGATATGCTTTATTAAAAGCAGGATTTCTATTGCCATCCAGAGTCATTTCCATACTGGATAGCCCAATTGTATTGCCTGAATAATATCCTAAAGAACCCATTTGTGATTTGTTTAAAGTTGCAGGGTCTGATAGTGGAATTTGAAGTTGCCTCGATGGTTCCAGACTATCTATTATAAACATATTAATTTCAGGCACTAACTGTGCTATCTCATTTGTAGGAATTGTATTAATAAAATCTGCAATCTTTTTAAAATTAAGATCTAAAATTGAATTAACTCTGTCTAGCTGGCCTTCTTGTAATTTGGGAACATTTGGAGAAAATTTATTAGCGCTATTTGGTGTTTTTTGTAGTTTTAATCCAGATATCCCAGAGTCCTCTGAAAACAAATCTAATAAAAAAATCTGAGGTGCAAAGGCCAATGGGTCTAGTTTCACCTCTTCATTCTTTTGATTATTTGCGTTTAAGCTTTTCTGTTGAATAGCACTATCTTGTTTTTTTGTTTCGTCTGACATTTTTTAAAATTAATAATCCATAACTTCTAATATTCGCTCTAGTGGAACAGGAATTAACATTTTTTGACCCACTTTTACATCTGCTTCAAGCGGCGTTTGATTAAAATATGCTATTACCCACCAATAAAGAGGAGTGCCGTAATATTTATTTGATAATTTAAAAAATCTATCAGAAGGCCCCCAGACATGTGTTTCTAGTGCAAGACCAGCGATCTCTGAAACTTTTAACTCTTTAAACTGTTCAAATATTAATGCGACTATATTTTTTTTAGGTCTATTTTTTAATATCTCTTTATAGGCACCTCCTCCTACAGTTGTAATTTTAGACTTTTTGTATCTAGATATCGCCATTTATTTCTCCAATAATATTAAATCACTCATCATCTGGAATCTGGGTCAACAAGTCGGCCGCTGCAGCCGCAGCATTCCTCGCTGCATCGATGCCATTATTATACGTACTACTATAAGCACCTAATTGCTCTCTGAGTCCTTGCACGGTGCCTTCTATGGCGGCGACTCCTGAGTCGACCAGCCCACCTACATCAATTGGTTTTGGCCTCGGAACGCTATCGCCTGAAGAAAAATAAAAACCTTCGTCGCCACTAAAGTTATTTTGATCTATAAACCCAGGATTATCAGAATGCATTACGGTTAAACCAATAGTTATATCATATCTTCTTTCAGCAAAAACCTGTCGACCTCCAGCATTAATAATAAGCGGTGTGGTGCCACCTTCTGAGCCGGGAACAATATCAAATGATTCTATGTACCCTTCAAAGTCATTATACAGCTTTCCATTTAAGCTCCTTATTTTAAAAAATGGCGGCGCCCTTAACACTCTACCTTGGTCTGCTGCAGTATAAAGCGGATATTGCATCTGCACAAAAGTGTCTATATCGTTTTTTAATGTTGCGGCCGCATTTTCTTGTTTTGCTAAACAAGTAAAAGAAAAAGAAACATTTCTTGTTGTATTGGCATAAGTCGCTATATTGTCCATTTTACCATAGGCTGGTTCAGAGTTCCAGTTTGGCTTAAAATTTTGCTTTATAGTCAATTTAGCGCAGGCAAATTTAACAGTTCTGTTGACATGCAATGCTTTTATTTCTACCGATGATATTTCACTACTCATATTATTAATTATCTACCTTGACCTAAAAGTTCCATTACAGTTTTTTTGGTCATTTTTTCGGTCATTGAGGCGATTTCTCTTTCACCCAACTTCAGCGTTACATTGATATTTGCATCTTTAACTGGTCCGGTACCGGCAGATTGGTTGTTGTTTTGTATTAGCGAAGCGAGTGTTTCTAGGTTTTTATTATTAATCACACTACTCATTGGCGGTGCAACAACCATTTCGGGCTTCGCGGGACCAGTGGTAGAATCACCAGCAATAAATGCGCCTCCTTTAGTGCCATCAGTACCCTTTTCAAAAGAATCAATTGATGCGTGTATTTCACTAGCGTAAGTTCTTATTATTCGTCCCGGTGAAAAAGATCTCGCTGCGTCGGCAGCACTATCCATTCCAGGTATAAGATCAATTACTGCCGCGGCACCCTCTACAATGGCTGTAAACGGAAGTGTTAGAGCGTGAGCTATAACTTCAGCAAATATAACCATACCATGTAAAAACATTTTAAAACCACTCTTAATAAAGCCTAAATACCCAGAAAAAGCATCTTTCAAAAAATCAAAACCAGTACTAAAAGCACCTACGAGTTCATCCCAAAAAATAACAATGCCGGCGATAGCTGCGCCTATTGCTAATATTGGTAATACAATCGGAGCTGCAGCTGCAATCATTGCGCTGGCCGCGGCCATAAAACCTCCTTGGGCTGTTACCCAAGCTGTAAGCGTGCCGACTGCAGAAGTAACAAAGCTAGCCAATATTTTTCCGGCCGCTGCTATTCCTTGCCCAGCCATTTTAACAAAGCCGCCCGCGACCTTGGATATAGCGCCTCCAAAACTCTTGAGCATCCCACCAGCACTTTTCATAAATGCGTTGCCGACACCTTTCGCGGTTTCAAAGGCTTTGCTACCAAAATCACTCACGGCGTCTTTCATTTCGCCAAATTTTTTGCCTGCATTTTTACCCATCCCACTTAGTTTTTCTCCAAAGCTTTCAAAAGCATCCTTGGCTTTTACTTTAAATTCGTCAAATGCACTTTGAGCGGCATTTTCTAATGGGTCTAGCGCCTCTTCCCCAAGGTCTTTCACCACTTCAAGATTATCACCAATTTCTTGAACTGCATCGGCAGTTTCTTTTATAGCGCCTCCTCCACCAAATAAAGTTTTATACATCATAAAACCATTAAAAAGCGTGCCGGCAGCGGTGGCTACGGCTCCGAGAGTAACCACAAGAGGTGCAAACGTTTGTTTTAATTCGAGGATTAATCTATTCACTCCCTCTATAGCTTTTGCAAAATCTTTCATTGCAGCTGCTTGTGCTTCTCGCACTAGTGTCTCTTCCTCTTGAAGTGTTGTTAGATTTTTTGCCTCCTTGTTCAAGCTTTGCATTTTTGCAGCCTGTCCATCTACAGCTGCTGTTGCGGCATCAATGTCTCCTGCAGTTCCTTTAAACATACGTGCGGCAGTTTCAACGTCCGTGCTTAATATACCGGCAATAGCTCGCTTTTGAAAACGACCAAATTGATCAAAAGATTTACCACTAGCTTCAACGGCGCTTCTTAAGATCTCAAATTTCTCTGGTCCTTCGGCTTCTAGAAGTTCCATCGAGTTTATAAAAGGGCCGCCAAGGAAGAAGTTTAAATCACCTGCGGCTTCCATTGTGCCCTCTATACTTTGATCAAACTTGTCGATTATGCCAGTAAGCTTACCGAACTCAATACCAGTTTGCTTTGCTGCCGTTTGTAGCTTTTTAAATACCTCTACACCTTTTTTCATTCCAAACTCTGCGAAAATCTCAAAGTTTTGATTTAAATCGCCTAGTAACTTGTTAGGACCTACTCCGAGTGCCCTAGCGAATTTAACCATTTCCTTTGTTGATTTCATTGCAGCTTGTGGTGTTTTTCCCATTGCTTTTGTAAAGCCATCAAGTGATTTACCGGTGGTGTCTGATTGGACTCCAAAGCGTTCTAATACTGCTGCATTCTCAGTTAATTCTCTCCTTGTGTTTGGTGTAACTTCTGTAAAGTCTGTAAAGGATTGTGTTAATCCTCTAAAAGCTTGATCTGTTTCTGCGGCCGTAAACTTGATTGCATTAAAATCAAAACGTAAGTTTCTAACTTCGTTTCCTAATTCTCTGGTTAATCCCGTATCTCTAACAAATCGAATATCAGCTTGCGACATTTCCATTAACAAACCATTGGTGTCTAACATCGTGCTATTAAATTGTTGACCTAGCTCTCCCATTTTTGCCATAGCTGAATTAAGCAAATTCGCTTTTGTTAATTGAGCGTTCATGTTTTGAGCCGCACCATTAAGGAACTCCATAGAATTCCCACCTTCCACTGCGATACGCGCCATTTCTTGCGCAAGGCTTTGAGAAGATGTTACTAAGCCTGTTCTTTGCTTAAACTCTCTTTCTAGTAATGCATCGACATTTTTCTGAGTGGCGTTAATTTTATCAAGTTCTTTGTTTTTAGCTTTTAAGGTTTTAACTTGTTTTTCTAACTCTTTTAGTTCTTCTTTGTCTAAAACAAGACTTTTTTCTATTGTTTTTAATTCTGCTAATCGCTGCTGTTGTTGTTGGTCTAGACCCACTTTCTCAGCTTTCTGTAATCTTTGAAGCTCTTTGGACAATCTCAGTTTGTCTTCTTCTCTTGCAAGAACATCTTCAAGAGTTTTCTGTTGTAACTCGCTCATTCTAAGCAAATCAGCCTGGGCGCCCATTTCCTCTCTTAAGGCATCAATCACTCTTTTTTGATTTTCTAATTGGAATTCAAGAGCGCTATTGATATCTATATTTTTTTCTTCTATTTTATCGTATAGCTCTTTAAGTTTTTCTGCAGCTGCTTCTTGTTCCTTAAATTGTTCAATATCAAAATCAGCCATTTACAATTGTCCTTATTTTAAGGGCCACTTAATACCAGTCTCTTTTTCAAATTTTTCAATTGCTCTTTCGAGTCGATACCGATTTTTAAGAACACCGGGGTCGTTTAAGCCGTGCTTTAGGTAGGAATCCATATATTTTTTTTCGGAAGCAAGTGCAGCGCCGAATGAAAGAATGTCGGGTTTTCTGCCTTTTATGTAGAAAGTTCTATAATCTTCACCAGTTTCACTAAACATAGAAAAAAGCATTTGCTTTATTTTAGCGCCGAAAGCAACTAACGAAGAGCCTAAGACTTCGTTAACCATTTTCATTTCCTCTAGATCGATAATAGTTTTGTTTTCCATAAAAGTAAATAGTTTTAAATATTAAATTATTCTTTAGCGGGGATTGTAATTGGACTTGGATGATTTCTTTATTTCTTCTGATTCTTTTTCTTTTTGATCTGACAACATTGTAATATACCAGTTTCTAAGACCTACAGGAAGATTATATAACTCAAAGAAACTCCAGCCCCCGTAATATTTCATGTAGAAAAATTGTTCGTAAACTTGTTTAACGTACTCAAGCGTCAGGCCAAAAAAACTCCGCATTAAGCGGAACCTCCATTTTAGTCTCTGCTCCGCATTCTGAGCATTCAAACTCGCAACTAAAATCAACTCCAGGAACAATTTTATTGTAAGCCGCTCTTAGATAGCGGCTATCTAGTGCAGACATTGAATCAATATAGGATTGAATATATCTAGGATCTGAGTTGTCATTAACAGAAAAAATAATCTTTTTGTACTGCTTGCTTACCAGATTAGTATCTTTTCTCTTTTTATTTGCTTGCGGGTTTCTTTCATCTTTTAAGATTCTTAATTCTAGTTTTGTTTTTGTTCTAGGTATCGGAAGAGTGACCGTTTGATTTTCATAATCGATTGACGCATCATAATAATCTAGATTAGATTGAAAATCAATGTTTTCAATTTCTTCCAAATCAAAAGTATATTTCTGCGGAGCACCACAAGAGTTGCAGCTTACCTTTGTTGTGTACTCTGACCCGTAACCATACTTTCTACAAGCCACCACAAGAGCATTTTTATCGCCAACTAGAATATCAGAAACATTAACCTTTGGCTCAACTATAACCGACTTAAGCAATCTATCAATAACAGTGCCATTTTTAATAAAAGATTTGTTTGTTAATATATCCTCTTCTTTAGTGGTCATGTGTTTTATTTCTACTGTGTCTCTTCCGTGAAGTGGATGACCTTCAGGATAAAATAAACCTCCACTTGGAAGCTCTACAATTTCTGTTGGTACAATAAACTGTACTTGACTCGGGACTTCTTGCGGTGGTTCCGTAGAAGACTGCAAGTTTTCATTTGGGACTCCAAGCCCAAGACGATCTTGATTGTTTCTCATATTTCCTCCTAGAAATACATAATATTATAACATTTTTTAAAGTTGATTTTAAATTCTAAATTATACCGCCCGGGGAAAACTCTCCTGGTACTAGAGATTGACCAACTGGTCCCGGTGTAAAGTTAAGTTCACCTGGTGTTTCAGAAGGCGCGGCGCCAATTAAATTATATGTGGCCGCTACATAAGTAATGCCAATATTAATTCTTAACACTTCTTCTGAATCATAGCTTAATTCACCACCGAAATCAATGGAAGTTATTTGTGGTTTTGTAAAACTCCACTCTTCGAAAGGTTTACCCTCAGAGTCTATATGTTGTAAACGTAAACTAAGTTTTTTATTATCTAGATTTCCAAACAGAGTACTTAATTGAGTTAAAGTTTGTTCCGGCTCATATCCTATACTGGTTAGCCACGAATAAACTGCGTTTGAAGCATTTTGTTTTCTATTTTGAATATCTATTATTGTTAGCGCAATGTCTTCCCACACATAATTTTTTGTTATGATTTCGGTCTGTGAAGTAAAATTATTGATTAATGTTTCATTATCAAAAGTAAACTTTGGTTTTGTAAAAGTTGATACTAAAAACGGTGCTGGTCCGAGATCAGTGATAGCACTTTCGTCTCCACTAAATAAATTCATATAGCCTACCCATTGAAATGATCTTTTAGGTTTTATTGTAGATTGATTCCAAAAGTTAGACAAGATTTAAACCTTATAAGCTAATTAGCCACGACCTTGTGATGAGTGTCTCACCGCTGGTAGTACTTGGCCGCCAGCTTGTTCTGGATTGCTAACTCTGTAAGTTGCATAATCATATTGAATTGTCAGAGTATACTCAATCAAGTCATCGCTATCATATCCAAGTGAGCCAAAATCCACACCAGAGAAATATGGGTTCCAAAGCATCCACTCTGAAACTTGCGCTCCATCTGAGTTAATCTCAGCTAATTTAACACCGCCAACTGCTAATCCTGCCTTTGCCTTGGAAATTGATGTTAACGCAGCTTGTGGATCTGCTGGTTGTGCGTAGCCAGAAATGGCTAACATGTTCATTAATATGCGCGCCGAGTCAGGAGTCATTGGATCTAGAATAGTAACATCAACAGGATCCCAGGTAACCCTACCGGGGTATTTAAATGTGTGCTGTATATACTTGACCTCTGCAGGGCCACTCATAGTAAAAGTTGGCTTTTTTGCAGTTTTAACAATGTATGCTGGTATATTCGACTGTCCATCTACACCAGAAATACTCATTTGAAATTTATATCCTCTTTTTGGCTCTAGGCCACTGTTGTTCCAAAACTTAGACATTTATTTTTGTCTCCTTGTTGCGATGCTACTATAACTAGTGCGTTGTATCATTTTAGTCTTCAAAAGATGCTCCAGAATCTGTAATTACGAAGTCAATCGCAATAAACTCAATTGCTCTTGCAGGCTTAAGTAGAATCTTTGCGTACAATATATTTCTATCAATCAAATCTGGTGTTGTTGTGGTTTCATCTAGAATCAATCTGTAATCAGAAAGACCCAAACCAGAGCGAACATCAGCTAACAATGGCTCAACCTGTCCGCGGAAACGGTTCCAAGTTGATTGCACGTTTTGATCGAACAAGAGTGTTGCAGCGATTCTAGAAATTTGTCTCTTAAGGAAGATTAACAAACGTCTTACATTAACTCTGTCTAGAGCGGAGGGTGTAACCTGTAGGGTCTTTTGACCGAAGATAACTATACCTTCCGCTGGGAATTGCGCAATTGGATTAATGTTTGCATCATAAAGTGTGTCGCGATCTTTCGAAGTTAGTCTTTCTCTAACTCCAACAACTGGGATACCGGCTGCGCCGCGCTCAGAGAGTCCGCCACGCGTGAATCCAGCTGGTGCAAACCAAAGCTCTTGTGTTCTTTGTCCAAAAGACATTGCTCCAATCGCTGCAATTGAAGGGGGCGCCCAAAGAACACTTCCTTGAATCGGATCTTGAATTTGAACCCATGGGTAGTAAGCTGCAGCAAAACTTGAATTAACTTTTAACTCTTGAGTTAATTCGTCTTTTGTTGCCTTGACTGAGCCTAGTCGAGCAGATTCTGAAGACTTTCCTTCTGTGAAAGGAACATAACCACCGAAAAGGTCTATGACGGCCAGTGAGTCTGCTCTCGATGTACATACATCGATCAAGGCACGGTTTAGCGTTCTTTCCGTGATACCCGGCATTGCAGCAATATCAAATTCAAGATTCTCTGGGTCTCTCAATGAATCGATTGCAACTTTTATCGAGTTGTATGCATAATTATTTTCTACAGTTTTGCCACTTAGTAAAGTATTTCTAAATGGTTCAGCTTCCGTAATATCTAGACCATCAAACGCACCGTGCAGCACTGTTGTAAATTGGTCTGCGCCGGCCTCAAGTACCGCTTTGTAGCTTGTTGCGCCAATAAGATCTTTCCCCTCACGAATGCTTTCTCCGTGTGGCCCAGCCGCTTGTCTTGAGCCACTAACGTAAACGTTAACTGCGTTGCCACCGGTGGTCTTTGTCATATCATCTAGTGTAAAGACAAATGAGTTTACGGTTCCTGTTGCACCAGCTTCATAAACGTTTTCTCCGGTGATAAAACCAGGAAGTCTACCGGTGTAATCTCCAATGCCTCTAGAGGGGGTGCTGCCATTCTTAAACGTAGTATCAACACCGTAGTAAGGCACGGTTGTAGGATCACTAGGTTCGCCTTCGGACGCAGACTGTCTGAGTCTTAGACTTGGGAAAGTCATAGTCACTCCTAGATTGTTTGATCCCGATACTAATTTATCAACGTGAAATAATGTAAATGGCTGCTTGTCCGGACCAGCGTAATTTTGACCACCAGTTACCAAAGAGTTGGTGGTGGTTGCATTGGAGACCCAATTTTCAAACTTTGGAGGCCCAATAACACCAAAGGGTATAAGCTCAGGATTTAATCTACCCTCGGCTAAGGCTTCAGTAGGCTCTACATAAACATACTCAGATAAGTTTGGATAATTACCATACTCTTGCCATTTTCTTTCTTTGTCATCCCATTCAACATATCTATCACCAATCTTTCTACCAATGTAGTTTGGTGATGCAGGGTTCAGGTTGCAGTTGTTAAACTGCTCAACTATTTCTTTTGTTTTGTCCGTGTCATTCATTTTTCTAATTTGCACGCTAAATGAGCCATATGGATTCTCGCGGCCCGGGCTAGCCTTGATATCAGCAATAGAAATTTTAACGTTTCTTGATGCCCAGCGGCCTGTGTTTCTAGCTCTTAACTTGAAAAGTTGCGATGCGCGCTGTGGGTCAGCAGCATCAAAAGTTCCAGTTGTTGATTGCAAATCTTGTGAGATAAAGTATCCAGTTGCTGGATCAGAATAATCTGTTCTAAAATCTCCACCAGAGTTATTATTTTTATCGAACAAAGGCATAATAACGCCATATTGATCTCCTGCGGCGCCGTTTAGATTAAGTTTTGCAGCCTCTTCGAATGTCTCGCCTAGCCAGTAGTTTTGTACAGCAGAACTATCTGTGATTTCATCGTTAGTTAGTGTTGGGTTAACATTGAATCTGTTTCTAATAAAGTTATCAGAAGTATCAGTAAAGTTAAAACTAGTATCTATAATGGTTGTAGACCCTGATGTAATTGCAACTTTAAATTCTTGATTTGCAGTTGCCCTAACCCAGCCGTTTGTTACAGGTGCAGCAGTTTGAGTAGGCTCATCAATAAACTTTCCAGGGGTTGTAGCGACTACATTTGTTCCAGAAAGTGCTACAGAACCTGAGTTAACGTACCATACCGCAGCTAAGGTGCCCTCTTTTTGATCTGCCGGGGTCGCTACTGAAGATGATTGGAAGACGAACAAGCCGTAAGCGCCGCCGCAAGTGCTATCCGGTATTGGATTGGTGTTTGCTGTTTGCCATCCGGCAACACCAGCAGTGGTAGCATCAGCGTTTTGCTTACCAACCAATCTTACGAATGTCAAAGGGGAGTTATTTTTTAACCATGCTTGCGCTGCGTATGGTCCATATGTGGGACCTACGCGGTTTCCATCACGAGAGACATCGCCACTTTCGCGACCAGGAATTGGTGGTCCAAAAACCTGAACAAATTCTTCGAATGAAGCAACCTTAGTTGGAATTAAAGCTGGGCCTTCTTGTGCTCGACCAATAATTACCGGCCCTACGTCACCGAGTGATTGTGGTATCTGGGAGTTGTCAATCTCATTAATGAACACTCCAGGGGAAATAAATTTAAATTCTCTTGCTGACATAGTTAATAATCTCCTTTTTAAAACAAGCGCTTTGTTCTTTATTAATTAGTATTATATTTATCGAAAAACCAATTTTAATTATTCTACATAAAATGATTTACCGTCACCGTACTCTGGAATATCTCCAACTATAACCCTTTCTCTTGAAATTTTAACATCAACGGCATTTTCTCTTCTTATCGCCTTGGGCCTTTCTCCATTGGGGCCTTCACCTATAATGTAGCCCAGAACTTCAAAATTAATTTCTGTTTTGTACATTCTTTCGTCGGTCCCCAAAGATGATACGTTGTTTGATAAGTTTAGCCCCTCTTGTAAAAACGTTTCGTAACGATGACCATTTTTTTCTATAACAAAATAATTTATAGCAGATCCTAATGTTATAAATGGCGCCATTAGCTCATTCATCTGCTGGACATACTCAGTTCTCAACAACACCGTATAATTGACAGAGACATAATTTGGTAGTGGTATGTTTATTGTCTCATAAACCACTTTATTGTTTTCTTTTTTTGGAAAATATGCCTGTCTATTTCTAATTCTGTTTACAGAATTGCCAAATCTTTTTCTGTTATCCGCAACGGCGAAATTGTTTGTCTTATCTCTAACTATCTTTTTTGCTAAAACTATTCTACCAAATCTATTATCTTCAGAAAAATCTGTTGATAAACCATAGTATTGACCTTTTCTAGTCAAACTTTTATTGACTGATGTTCTCTCTATTGAGATAATCGGAAGATTTAAAGTTCCGTCGACATCTCTTAAATCTTGGTCATTTTTTGATAAAAAAGAACGCTCCGCGGAAGCCCATACGACTGGTGTTTTTTTCCAACCTTCGTTGGTTGTCGATCTATTATCCATCTTTTTATTGATAAAGTCGAAAAAAGCAAAATCAATATTTTCTAATGTTGAAGGCTGTATTTCTTCAACACTTACATTATCTTTCGCTTCTTCTGCTCCTTGATATTGTGAACTATCTCCCATCAAACGTTCCTTTACGTGCCTTAATACACTTTGCTTCTACAGTCATTCTGTGATCTATTTGACCAAACATTTGTTTTGGTTCATTTAATTGGACTATCTCGTAAAACGTTTCCCCATATTTTACAAAATCACCCTCTCTTACAAAAAGGTCTTGATCTTCAGTTAGTCTTCTTTTGTGAAACTGAATAATAATTGATGGCCTCCTATCTATTCCTAAGCTTGTTGTTTCCGTTACAAAGCCTTCCCAGGTTACAAGGGCGTAAACCCTGATTGGCGGCAAATAAGTTTTTTCTACCGCTTCACCGTACATTGGATGAAAATTTGTATGTTCCATGCTAACAGGATAATAAAATATCCCTTGGCCTATAACACGCTCTATAAGCTCATCGTTAACTTGTTTTACGAAGTCTCGCTCTTTTTTTCCTAAAAAGAGCGGAGGAGGGGGAGCGTCTGGTTGTGTCCATTTGTTTTCTTCATCAGACATTCATCTACCCCACAAAAATCCGCATTGGAATTCTTTCTTGAACTTTGTTTACCGCATCAGATAACTCAACATCACCTGCAGCAATTTTAGCATAAGTAAGCTCATCGAATACTGTTTTAATTTCTTCTCGTAATTTTTCTTGTTCTGATTGTGCTTGACTTAAAAGTCCAGCGCCATCAAGAGTTACGCTATCTCCTGGGATTGGTATAGTGCTTATCTTAGAGCGAATATTGCCCAGTGTTTCTTTTGACAGAGCAAGAGCAAAACGTCTTATCCATTGCTTACCAATAGAGTTGATTTTTTGATATGGTGTGTTTTCAAACGGTAGTGCGTTAATATTATTAATACCGTCAACGCCATTATCTGTTGTACCATCTTCCTTCCATGGGGTATTTGTATCAATGAAAAATTCTATATACATTGTTTTTGGCGAAACAGTTACAGCTTGTGGAAATATTCTTAACTTATTGTTTTTAATCTCAAAGCTATAATGACTATTCCTTGTGTAAATAGCATCTTCAAAAGCCATTGCTTGTGCTTTATTCTGCCAAGTTGGAACTAATTGAAATGTACTATCATCAGCATATTGACCATAACTAGCTAAATCCCCAACCGTATTTAAACCACCGTAATAACCAAAGAATCTCCACATTGCTTGTGGCGTTTTGTAATAAACTTTTGTTACATTAATTCTACTACCGCTCACGGCTCCATAATAAGGAACACTAGTGTCAGTTGCAGCAGATGAAGAAACTATCGCTTGCAAGTCATAGTCTTGAACTCCCTCCGTAGTAGAGAAAGAAGCAGAGAATATTGGTGTCACACCTCCTATACCAGCTTCTGTAGAGTAACCATGTCCTACTCTTCTAGTGTATTCAAACTTAAACTTAGGGAATTTTAAGGCTACATCCTCAAGATCGGTTGTACTTTGTAGTTGGCCTTCTTCGTTGAAAGAACCTGTTTTTGCGCCTAAAAGATCGCCAATTGAGTTCTTTGCTTGGTGTATATTAAGAAGATAAGAATACTCTAATACTGCTTCTTGATAAGAAGAAAAAACTTGTTCTTTAGTTAATTCAATATCAAGTACATCACCGCCTAACTTATTATAAGTAAAAGCAACTTGATCAGCGGCTCCTGATAAGAAAAACTTATCTAAAGTGTACACACTGAAAGGGAACTCTGCAGCTGCTGCTTCAGCTGGATTGCTCCCCGTAGGTAATATGACCTTACTAGTTTGTGATGAAGGTGTTAGTGTGGGTTGCGCCATTTATATATCTCCTCCCTATAAATAGTAAGAGAAGGTCTAAATAGCTTTAACAGAGGTTTGTTTAGTTTTTTTGATTTTTTTAGTTTTTGAAACAGTTGGTTTTTTTCTTTTTGTTTGAGTATTATTACTTTTTTTAGTTGTAGTGTTTTTTGTTTCAATAGTGGTAGCTAAAGTTGGTTTTGTGGTTTCCACCTCTTTGATTTCATTTTTAATCTCAACGGGTGGCGAATCAGCTTTTTTCACTTCAATAACCGGCTCTGTTTTACCTGTATCCACAGTATCAATGTTCTCTTCCGAGTATAGTCTTTTGAACATTGGATGTGCTGAGTATTTACGATTGAATTTAGAATATGTTTTTATTAGTCTTCTCTTTTTTCCCATTATAAAAACTCCTGTTTTATATAAATAGTTGTTTTTATATAAAAAAACCCCCGACCAGAGGCCGAGGGTTTAAACAATACTGAAAAGTATTAGATTAAATAATTAAAAATCTTTACGACCTTTAAGTGTAATAACTAGCTTACCTGCAGTATATTTAGCCTCACCTGTTGCACCGGGCGCCGCACCAGTAGTTAAGTAAAGCGCTTTACCATCTGTAACCGTCGTTGGCGTAAGTGTTTGCAAAGTCGTATTTACTGAGACGTTGTTGCCACCAGCCGCAATAACTGACGCGTCATTAGCTACGGCCTCGAAAGGCTTTTCACCTGTGTCTCCGGACACTAGGTCAATGTCTTTTGCGACAGCGCCGTAAGCAGCTACTGGTGTTTCAATGCAAGCTAACTCGACCGATGTGCATTTGCCATTTTCTGCATCTGACCACACTATAAGGTGTGCCGATGTGTCGAGTGTTGGATTTCCAATAACCCTCGCTGCAGTACCACTAGCACTTAAGTGCTGTAGATCAACAGTAATAGTGGTAATAACTTCACCATTAATATCCATTATACGCGTTGATGGCGCATCAATTGATCCTGACTGTAATGATGTACCAGATCCATCGGTGCTAGCCGCTCCTTTAAAAGCGGTTCCATCACCTAAATTTAACTCTCTCTTTAGATTTTGAATTAATGCTTGCGTTCTCGCAAGACCTACTCTCTTTGTACCCATTTGTTATAACCCTCCCTTGGCTCCACGCCATTTATAATCATGTCAAAAACACGGGTACAGTAACTAGTTCGGCCATAAAACAAAAGACCCCATGTCTCAAAAGAAACACAGGGTCGGATTTGTTTTAAATTATTTTAATTTAAACTTACGCTGTTGCGCCTTGCTCACCTAAGAGTCCGCGACAAACGACTAGACCGTACATATCTGGACGGACCATCTTCTTCGCGTAGCGAGTCATAACACCCTTACGTGGTACGAAGTCTTCCACACCGAAGATGGTAGGAGTGACTTGTAGTGGCACGTATGGAGCGTATACATAACCGCTCTCTAGGAAGGAACCACCCTTACGTCCAACGAGGATAAGGTTACGTGGGAAGTAAGGATCAACGTATACGTCATAACGCTTGCTTAGGGTACCAACCTGGTGAGTACCGGCAGTACCAGTAGCATCATCAGCGGTTACGTTAGCGCGGAAACCGGCTGTGAACTCAAGAATGTTAGCAACCTCTGGGGAAGTAACAAGGAAGTTCGCGCCGCCTCGTAGAGTCTTACGATGAATGTTAGCGGAGACATCGTTGATGGTCTCACCAAGAGTCTCGTACCACTCAGAAACAGTACCAGTGAAGTCTGGAGCAGCGGAGCTAGCACCTAGTTCTGCACCGGTAAGCTTGTTAACAAAAAGGCCTGGGCTGCGTGACCAGTAGTACTTACCAGCAGTTGCGCCTTTTACGAGGTCTTCTACGATCTCACGGTCGATCTCAAGAGCGATTTGCTCAGAAAGAATCGAAGTAAGCTCAACCTCTGCGTCAAGGTTGTGGTATGCATTTAGGTCTTGACCTAATTCTGGCGTCCACTTTGCCTTGAGCTTTTTGGTGACTGCAGTTACAGAGATTGAATCAACTGATAGGTTGATCTCTGGAATCTGCGGTGTATTCTCAAGACCCCAAGAGCTATCACCAACAACAGAGCCTAGAGCTGACCCGGCAATAAAGTCATCGACAATTGGGAAAGCCGTTCCAGCAGCTTTTGCATCGGTATCTACAACGTCTACATCTGCAGTGTCTGAAGCGAGAACGAATAGAACGTCTGCATTTCCGCGATCAGCTGCTACACCTGCGGCCGCATCAGCGAAAGAGCGGCTAAACTGAGTTAGACGACGGAGGTGCTTAGTGCGTGCATCGGCTGCGTCGGAACCCATTTCAATCTTAAGACCCACTAGATCATCAAAATTAAATAATGATCCACCAGAGCCCGTAAGCGATGTGCGTACAACCTTACCAACAAGGAACGTCGTGCTTCCAGAAACCAGCGCTGGGTCGTAGCGAAGAAGTGAATCAATTTCTTTTGCTTCAGCGGTACGCGATGCGCCAGCACCGGTGCCTGACTTGTACGTGTCGTGCAATCCGAACGTACCAGAGAAAAGCAGCAGAACATCATCTGCACCTACTCCGGATGCTCCACGAGCGTATGAAGCAGTTGGTGAAGAGTAACCATTGGTCAAGTTATAGAACTGACCTGCGGCCGTTCCCTCATCGCCATCTAGGTTGACACCACCGGTGATCTCTGAGCCTACACGCCCGCCACCATATAGTGATTGATTATTATCAAAACCTATTCTGCTGTCGTCTCCATCGACACCACCGAAAGTGAAGTCCATGAAGAAGATAAGACCGGATGGAAGCGACATTGGCTGAACGCTAACAAGGTCATTTGCAATAAGACCACCGAATACA